AGATGATAAGATCTCAGGCGGTAGCGGTTTTATCTATGCAAGCTCAATGGTTGTAGCAATGAAAAAACTAAAACTAAAAGAGGATGCAGATGGTAACAAAACCAGCACAGTAAATGGTATTCGTGCAGCGTGTAAAGTTATGAAAACACGTTACGCAAAACCGTTTGAAGGTGTACAAGTTAAGATTCCATACGAAACAGGTATGGATCCATATTCAGGTATGTTTGATTTGCTTGAAGCAAAAGGCTTACTTGAGAAACAAGGTAATCGTTACAAATACATTGATAGTACAGGTGTTGAAACACTAGAATATCGTAAGAATTGGACAGGTGACAAACTCGAAATGATCATGGCCGATTTACCGGCAAAAGAAGAACAAATGGTAAATATCGCTAACGCTGACGAAGAAGCAGTGATTGATCATAACGAGGAGTTAGCCGAGAATGAATGAAGAACAGATTGTTGATATCTGGAACTTGTTTAAGCCAAACTTAGATAAAAAACAAGTAGAAATAACAGCAGAAAAGTTTGTTGATCTACTTGCAGACTATGGAGTTGATGATATCGTACTAAAAGAATCACTAGGTAATGATAAAGATTTAGATAATGCTATTCAATATTACTTAGATGTAGACGACGATTACGACGAAGACGACTGGGATTAATATGGGTTGGTATAGCCGTGTTAGCAGAGATATTAGTTTAATACCTGCAGCAATACAACATTTTGAAACTGAACTAGCAACAGCAAAAACTGAGGTAAAGTTAAAAGGCAATGTTGAAAAAGCAGCATCTGAAATGCCAGGTATTGTTGAACATCGTTTTAATCAGCTTCAAGAGATAGAAGCAATCCTTGAATATATGAATATTGAGCTGCGAAAACTACGCAGCTCATATTTTAAAAAATATCTTGAAAACTATCAACGTGCATTAAGCAGTCGCGATGTAGAAAAATATGTCGATGGAGAAAAAGATGTTTGCGACTATGAAAAAATTATAAACGAGTTTGCATTAATGCGTAATAAATGGTTAGGTGTTCTAAAAGCTCTAGATCAAAAGCAATGGCAGATAACTAATATAGTAAAGTTAAGAGTAGCAGGCATGGAAGATGCAACACTTTAGGAAGTTAAATGTCATATTCAAAAGAGTATTTAGAAGAGTTAAAAACTCTACACAATAAAAAAACATTTGGGTTAAATAGAAATATTCCCGAAATAGTTCATAAGATTATTAAAGAAAATAATATAAAAAGTTTTTTAGATTTTGGCGCAGGTAAAGGACATACCAGTGCTACTATATCTCAAACATATCCTGAAATAGATTTACATACATTCGATCCTGCTACATTTCCTAATCCTTTACCTAAGGAAGTTGAGTTAACTTATAGCAGTGATGTTTTAGAACATGTTGAGCCTGATTTGATTGATGAAACACTTAATGATTTGTGTGCTAGATCTACAAGATATCAATATCATTTAATAGCATGTCATCCTGCAAAGAAAGCATTAAGTGACGGTCGTAATGCCCATTTAATTATTGAAAATCCTAAATGGTGGAAGAAAAAAATAGAATCATTAAATGGATGGAATATTATTCATGAAGAAATAACTGAAAGATATGCCAAAGTTAAAAAAGGACCTCCAAGACATGTTGTAAAATATATTGTTGTATTGGAAAAATCATGAAAAAAGTTTTTGAATATTGGATGCCCGATACCGATGAGCATTTTGAACGTCTTATAGCAAAAAGAATAAAAAAAGGTGGGCCTCCACAATACCAAGACGATACTAGAGCAGAAGCATACAAATATGTAAAAGACTTTGATATTGCAGTTGATGTGGGTGCAAACGTTGGATTATGGTCTAAACATTTAGTAGAAAAGTTTAATCGAGTTATTGCATTCGAACCACTTGAACAAGTTTATAGTTGTTTAGAAATGAACTGTAAAGATTTACCTGTAGAGATTAATAAGTTTGCACTTGGATCTACCAATAGCAAAGTTACTATGACCTATGATAGTGAAAACACAGGCGGTAGTTTTGTAAGCAAAGTAGGACAAGGCACTATTGATATTAAGACATTAGATAGTTTAGATTTACCTAAGTTTGGAATGTTAAAAATTGACTGTGAAGGTCACGAACTAGAAGTAGTCAAAGGCGGTAAAGATACAATACTAAAATACAAACCTATTGTTATAGTAGAACAGCATCCTGAATCAAAATATCAAGCAGCAGACTATTTGCGAGAACTAGGTGCAGTGTCCTTAGGTAATGTCAGAAAAGATTACATATTCGGTTGGAAGTAGTAAATACCGTATGACCACAGTATTAGTTACAGGCGGATTTGATCCACTACATAGCGGACATATTGAATATTTCAAAGCAGCAAAGCAACTAGGAGATAAACTGGTTGTTGGACTCAACAGTGACGAATGGCTTGTTAATAAAAAAGGCAAGCCATTTATGCCACTTGTTGAAAGAGCAAATATCGTTAAGCATCTAGATATGGTAGACGAGGTTATACTTGTTAAAGACGATGATACCGGAGGTACAACACAAGCCATTGGCTATTTGCTGGCTACAAACAGGGGTAAGTTGATTGTCGCTAACGGTGGAGATAGAGTTGACGGAGAAATACCTGAACAAAAAATATATGGCGATCACAAAGACGTAGATTTTGTATTTGGTGTTGGCGGAGAAGATAAAAAGAACAGTTCGAGTTGGATATTAAAAAACTGGGAAAAGCCTGTAACCAAACGTGCTTGGGGCGAATATAAAATATTAGATCGCAACGGCGAATGGCAGGTTAAAGAACTTACATTTTATCAAGGAAAGGCACTAAGCGATCAGCGCCACTTCAAACGCAGTGAACATTGGCATGTAGTTGACGGTGTTATAAATATGTTCCTTGAAGATAAAATAGGCAGAAGAACTAGCACACTACTAACACCAGGAGACAGTATTGATATTCCTGTTGGCTGGTGGCACAAGGCAGTTAACATTGACAACAAAGATGCTAAAGTAGTTGAAGTTTGGATGGGAAAAGAACTAACGGAGAATGATATTGAGCGAAGAGATTGAACCACTTAGAATATATGTTGGATGGGACAGTAGAGAAGATATTGCATTTCAAGCATGTAAAGCAAGTATTTTGAAACATGCATCTGTGCCTGTAAAAGTAATACCATTAAAACAACATAACTTACGCAGAGATGGAATGTATACTCGTGCAGTAGATACACTTGCAAGCACAGAATTTACTTTTACAAGATTCTTAGTTCCTAGACTTGCAAACTTTGAGGGATGGGCTTTGTTTATCGATTGTGATTTTATTTTCCTAGATGATGTTGCAAAGTTGTTTGCCAAAACAAATGACAAGTTTGCAGTCATGTGTGCGCAACACGATTACACTCCAAAAGCTGGCACAAAGATGGATGGAAAAGATCAGCACATTTATCCAAGAAAAAACTGGAGTAGTGCAGTTTTGTTTAACGCAGGCCATCCTGACAATAGTATTCTTACACCCGAGTGTGTAAATGATGAACACAAAACTGGTGCATGGTTTCATAGATTTAGTTGGTTAGACGATGACAAGATTGGAGCAATCAGTCACGAGTGGAACTGGCTAGTTGGCTGGTACAAAGAGCCAGACGATGGTAAACCAAAAGCACTACATTACACAGAAGGTGGTCCTTGGTTTGAAGATTATCAAGACTGCGAATATGCAAATGAGTATTACAAAGCAGAACGCTTGTATCTCACCAAGGAACTAGAAGATCAAAAAAAAAGGTCAGACTAGAGAAAGAACGTCCTAGGTATATTAATAATACTACTTACTCTGATGTTATAAAAGCAAATCTAAATGCAAGTTTATATGATAAGATTGATCCACAAGAAAAATGGTTTACAAGTGAAGATAAAATAGAGGTAAAAAACATGGGTGTAAAAGTTGCAAGCATTATACCTGATCCAGGTGATTTTAACTACGATAAAAAAGGCGACATTTACGATCCGTATTGTAGAGATTTTATTTTAGGTGCTGGCGGAATCATTAGTGATTGGAAAACCGAAGAAAATACCGATAACGACTTAGTTATAAGAGGCTTAGGAGGCACTAGTCAAAAAGCTCTAAAACAATGTATGTCAATAGGCAGAACATTTTATGCGATAGATACAGGTTATATTCAACCTGGCAAGAAAAAAGAATATCATCGCATTACAAAAAATGCATTACAAAATCTAGGTCCAATAAAAGATAGATCAATGGACAGATTACGTAAACTAAATTGGAGTTATACAAAACCAACAGGGGGTAGTTATATATTGGTTTGTCCTCCTAGTGAAAAGGTAATGAAGTTTTATGGTAGAGATTTAAATCAATGGATGGAAGAAACACTCGACCAGATTAAAACTTATACAAATATACCCATTAAGGTAAGGCTAAAACCTAGTAGAGAAGACAGAGTTAATAATGATACAATATGGCAAGCATTAGAAGATGCTGTTTGTTTAGTAACATTTAATAGTATTGCTGCAACAGAGGCATTATTAATGAGCAAACCTGCTATTGCATTAGCACCAAATGCAGCAACAGTTTTATGTAACACACATATATCCGATGTTAGAAGTTTACATATTCCTACAAAAGGAGAAGTACTAGCATTTGCAAAACATCTTTCCTATTGTCAGTTTACCGCAGCGGAAATGGTAAGTGGTTATGCATGGAATATAGTAAATGAAAGTAGTTAGTTATTATAATAGTGTTCCAGCTCGAAATAGTAATAAACAAAAAACAGAGCTGCTTATTAAGTTTGCACAAGGAGTAAATGCCGCAGGAGATCAAGGCATACTGCACACAGGAAATACTATAGAAGATTGCGATGTAGGAGTTATACAAGGATGGGTATACGACAACATTAGCTCTCCTCATTTAAGATTACGTAAAACTGTAATAGATACACAAATACAAAAACAAAAATTTGTTGCTTGTGCAGATGCAAGTTTGTTTAACTATAAAGATAAAACAAATCCTTTTGGTTATTTAAGGTATAGTTTTAATGGTGTATTTCCACAAACAGGATTGTACTGCGATGATAATATTAATCCAAAACGTTGGAGACAAATAAGCAAGCATCTTGGCATAAAAATAGAAGATACAAAACAACAAGGTAAATGGATTATATTAATGCTTCAGCGTCAAGGCGGCTGGAGCATGAAAGGATATGACGTCGAACAATGGGCACTAGATACAATAAGCAAGATTAGACAACACAGCGATAGACCTATTTTAGTTAGACCACATCCTGGAGATAAAAAAGCACCAATATATCTAAACGTAAACAAAACTAGACTTAAAAATCTACCTAATGTCAAAATAAGTTTACAAGGAAAATCTTTAGAAGAAGAACTTTCAAAAGCATGGGCAGTTGTAAATCATAATAGCAGCGCAGCAGTTGGACCTATTATACAAGGTTATCATTCGTTTGTAACAGATCCTGAAAGCAGCCAAAATAGAGAAGTAAGTAATACTGATTTTAGATTGATTGAAAATCCAAACTTGTATGATAGAGAACGTTGGTTACAACGTATTAGTATGTTCCATTGGAACTTCGAGGAACTTGCAAACGGCTCTTGCTGGAAACATATGAGAAACTATTGCCAATAGGCTTCTTTGCGTTTTACAATAAGATCTTTTGGTTTATTACTCTTGCCTATTTCTTTTCTATCGCCTTTTAAGTGATCAATGTATTTTCCTAAATCACTATTAATGATAGGGTGTCCTTCGCCGTTTATCAAGTTTCCACTTATATTATTAATCAGTTCATTTGGATATTTGTTTTTAATCTTTTTTAAAACTTCATCAAAAACATAACTGTCATGCCATTCTTCCATTCTGAATATTCCATATTCAGCATGTTCGTATACATGTTCAAACTCTTTTAAAAACTCTTTTCCAACTTTTGTTTTTAAGTTGATACCATAGAAACCGCATTCTGGCCATTTTTTACCCCTGCCCATATAAGCAAGCCAAGTTTTTTCAGGTAAGAAATATTTAAAGTTTTCATATGACCAAGCTGAGTGTACAAATGTATCTGCATCCATCCACACAATCCAATCTGTATCACAGCGTTCGGCAGCATCAAATACTGCATATACTTTATTAGCAAATCTTATAGCATCCCATTTAAACTCTTTGTGCCAATCTCTTGGACGACGAGCTTTGATTTCTGGAGGACATTTGCCGTTTGCTTTTGGCACATCTTTCCAACGCTGTTTAAATGCTAAAAGTTTTGGTAAACTAGTTTTTTGGTCTAATATGGTAATACGAGAATCATTACTCCCAGGAACACAATCTTCCGCATACAACAGTAGTTTAATATTTTTATCTATGTTTTGGCTAAAACTGTCAACAAATCTTTGTCCATATAAATCTAAAACCGGTTTATGAAATGTTGATACTACTGTAATTGACATTGACGTTCCTTTTAAAATATGTTATTATTTACTCATGAAGTTTAGATTGTGGAGAGAATACGGTGCTTTAAATAGCAAGCCTATATTTGATGCATTTGAAAAAAGTCTTTTAAACAAAGGATTTACATCTATTAAAGGTGGAATAGAAGATGCTGATGTACATGTAATATGGAGTGTGTTATTTCACGGACGTATGTTAAGAAACAAAGAAGTATGGGATGCATGTCAAAAACACGATAAGCCTGTGATTGTTTTAGAAGTAGGTGGCATAAAACGTGGCACAACTTGGAAGGTAGGATTAAATGGAATTAATCGTGATGCTTATTTCGGTCCTACTGGTATGGATAATAGTAGAGCTGAAAGTCAGGGGTTATTTTTAAGACCCTGGCGTAAACAAGGCGAATACTTACTAATCTGCGGACAACACGAAAAGAGTCTTCAGTGGAGAGACATGCCTCGAATGAGCAAATGGGTAATGGATACAATATGGGCACTCCAAACTGTTTCTGATTTGCCTATTATATTTCGTCCGCACCCTCGTTGCAGATTAGAAGCAATAGAACATCAATATAAAAATGTTATCAGACAAGAACCTAGACATATTGACAATACATATGATGATTTCGATTTGAACTTTGAAAGAATACACGCTACTGTAAGTTATAGCAGTAACCCTGGTATACATAGCGTAATAAATGGAGTTCCTGCTCTTGTAGGACCAAGCAGTCTTGCATATCCAGTTGCTATGAATAATGTAAGACAGTTACAAAATATTCCTTATCCTGATAGACAACAATGGTTAAATGATTATGCTTGGACAGAGTATACGGTTGAAGAAATATCAGCAGGATTACCTTTAGATAGACTTTTAGGACAAATAAATGTTTGAATATATAGAACAATATCTCACTCACTATGTAAGAGACATTGGTGTTGAAGATAAAAACAAGCAAATATTAGAAAGCATAGAACGCCAATGTGCAAAAGGAACAGCACTTACAGATAGGCAATACAACTTGTGCAAAACCATTCTGTCTAGTGTGTTTCCAGAAATGCCTACTGATATTTTATCCAAACAACCTTTGCGTACTATTGATCGTTCTAAATATATTAAAATAGTAGATACAGAAGATGTATATTCTAATATGGTATACGAATCTTCAAAATCTGACTGGAAATGGATTAAAGTAAGATTTCCTTTTAGCAAAAAAGATATAATGAAGATAAACAGCATACAGTTCAAGCATAAAGAATATGTGCATAGAAAAGGATCGCATGAGCATTTTTATAGACTAAATGAAGATATGATTTTTCAAGTTATAAAACTGTTCAAAGACACATCGTTTGAAATAGATCAAGAACTATTAGATTATTACAACCAAATCTGTTATGTACTGTCAAACGAATTTGAGTACAAAACCTGCTATAATAATCAACTTTTTTCAAATATCAAAGACGATAGTAAAAGTTTGATCGAAAAAGAACTTGGAAAAGAGTACACAGGATTACATTTACTAGATAGGAAAAGAAGATACGGATTAGACTTTGTAGAGTATAATATTAGTTCATCATTGCCTGCTGTTATTGCATCAAGAGAAGATATTAAATGTCTAGTAAAACCAAGTCAGTATACGATTCAAAATCTAGCAGAATCTATATTACATCTTAATAGATTTCCTATACTAGTTTTAATAGACGATAACGAAGAATACAATCAAGTATATAATGTATATAATGCATTTAAATACTTTATAAGTGATGAAAAACAAAGTGTTTTGTTTAGAACTGATAACAAAGACGATTCTGAAAATATTAATACCTTTGTAAAAGACAATAGATTAAACAACTGGGTTGACAACACCACTGAAATAGTGTATATTAAAAAGAATAAACTACCAAAGTTATTATTGAGAACAAAGTGGATGCCAATGTGTGTGTTAAGTTTGAGTAGTATACCAACAACTAAACATGTAAAAAAGTATATAGTAAATAGTGATCTATTTATATATTATGACGAAGAGATTCCACTAACTGAAAGATATGCTAGATGGCAACATGTAAACTTATCATAGAAGATGAAGTAAACATCAAACTAGAAGGATTAGATGTAGATGTACGGCGAAAGTTATCAAATGCTCTCAAGTTTGATGTGCCATACGCACGATATATGCCACAGTATAAACTTGGCAGGTGGGACGGCAAAGTTGCTTTTTTTGGTATTGGCGGTACTGGCTATGTTAATCACTTGGATATTGTTACTGAAGTACTTGCTAAAAACAATGTTCAAATAGTTGATATTGAAGACAGACGTCATCCAATCGACTTGAGCTTTGCACCAGTAACAGAACGCTATTGGGCTGACCAAGGTGTATGCTGGCCTAAAGGACATCCTGCAGAAGGTGAAGAAATCATTCTGCGTGACTATCAAGTCGAAGCAATCAACAACTTTGCAAACAATCCACAAAGCCTGCAACAGATTGCAACAGGTGCAGGTAAAACTATTACAACTGCTACACTGTCACACATGAGTGAAAAGTACGGTCGTAGTCTTGTTATTGTTCCTAACAAAAGTCTAGTTGAACAAACTGAAGAAGACTATATTAACTGTGGACTAGATGTAGGTGTGTATTTTGGCGATAGAAAGATGTTAAACAAAACACATACTATTTGTACATGGCAAAGTTTAAACATTTTAGACAAAAGACACAAGGATGGCGAAGCAGTTTTAAGTCTTGCAGAGTTTTTAGAAGGTGTAAGCACAGTTATTGTGGACGAAGTACACCAAGCAAAAGCAGAAGTTCTTAAAAACTTGTTAACACGTAACTTGCGTAATGCTCCGATACGTTGGGGACTAACAGGCACTGTACCTAAAGAAAAGTTTGAGTTTGAAAGTATACACGCAAGTTTAGGTCCAGTCATTGGCGAGATTACTGCAAAAGAACTACAAGACAAAGGAGTGCTTTCAGCATGTCATGTTAATATTGTGCAACTTATTGACACAGTAGCACATACAAACTATCAAGAAGAATTAAAATATTTAACAACAAATCAAGCAAGAATCGAATATATAGGCAAACTATTAAACAGTGTAAAACAATCAGGCAATACTCTAATACTTGTAGATAGGATTAGTGCAGGCGAGATGCTACAAGAACTTATACCAGGATCAACATTCGTAAAAGGCGATGTAAAACTAAAGGATAGAAAAGATGCGTATGACGAAATCAACACGGCAGATAATCAAGTGGTTATTGCCACTTATGGTGTCGCTGCTGTTGGTATTAATATCCCTCGTATTTTTAACCTTGTACTTATTGAACCTGGAAAAAGTTTTGTTAGAGTTATTCAATCTATAGGTAGAGGCGTTAGAAAGGCAAAGGACAAAGACTTCGTGCAAATATGGGATCTTACAAGCACTTGTAAGTTTGCGAAGCGGCACCTTACTCAACGTAAAAAGTTTTACAAAGAGGCGCAGTACCCATTCACTATAGAAAAAGTGGATTGGAAATAAATGAGAATATTAACACTTGAAAACACATCGTTTTCTTTGAATAAAATACCCGAAACAATAGACGACGAAATAAGATTTTCTATATTAGATAACAGTAATCCTAAAGAACCAGATTTCTTTTTTAATCCTTTAATCTTTTTAGAGTCCTTTAACTCGCCTGCTGTAGTTTTAGAAATAAACGGTAATGAAATAACAATGCCGTTAGATTGGTGTTTAGCTGTTGGATGTAGTCAAGCAGGTAGTGATTTAGAAGTTTTACCTTTAACTAGTTTAAACGAAAGAGGATTTGAAGCGTTTTTATTTAATCCCTTAACTAGTACCCATCCTAAGTTTGGCACAGTTGAAATAACAAACTTTTACAACGATGTAAAATGGTTTTTTCCTAAAATGCGAAATGGACATTTACTAAGTATTCCTATAGAAGAAAAAGAAAATAGTTTGTGTGCATTTTTTGTGAAAGATGTAAATAGACAAAGCGAAATAATTGATTTTGGAAAGCTACTATGAATAACCTATACAGATATTTAAAATTACCGTTTGAAATAAAACGACCTGATGCACTACTAGAAGTAACGTATTCACATCCTTTTAATGAAGAAAATATCACAGAAAAGTATGGATATTTCGATGAACAAATGGAGGAGTTTGTCGCAATGTGCGGTGCTGGATTAGACGAGGTTGAAGCATTTTATACATCGCCAGGTCAAAGTATTCCTATTCATCACGACGGTGATAGATTATGTAAAATCAACATTAGCTACGGAGTTGACGGTGGTGTTATTAGATGGTATGATGCAACTAAAAGTTTTAAAGAACAGCCTCATATTTCAGACGATCAGCGTATGTATGATGGTTTAGTTGAGTACGCAAATATTGAAGATTGTGTAAAAATTGGAGAGGCAAATACTAATAAACCTACACTAGTAAACACTGGTGTTTGGCACGATACATACAATCCAGAAGATGCTCCAGGTAGATGGACAATATGTTTTAAACCACAAATAGGTAATAAGCCTATTAGTTGGGAAACAGGCTTAAGATTGTTTGCTGATTTTTTTGAAGGAGAAGAATAATGAAAGCAGGAAAGATTTGGGGACAGACTGAACTTATCCACGCTAACGGTGTACTAGAGTTTCATCGTATTGAATATAAAGCAGGTTATAAATGTAGCGAACACGAACATAGGTTCAAATGGAATGGCTTCTTTGTAGAGTCGGGTAAAATGCTTGTGCGTGTTTGGCAGAAAGATTATGATTTAGTTGATGAAACTATTTTAGGTCCAGGCGATTTTACACAAGTCAAGCCAGGTGTTATTCATCAGTTTGAAGGACTTGAAGATGGTGTAGCGTTTGAACTATACTGGGCAGAGTTTAATCATAACGATATTGTAAGACGATCGGTTGGCACGGAAGTATAAAACACTAGGCACCAAGAAACGCAAGTACACATTCGTTACCACAATGAATCAAGATTATTATGATTTATGTGGTAAACGAATGATGGATACTTTTTATCAATATGCTGATTCAAGTTTTGAACTTTGTGTTATTGCAGAAAATGTTGAATCAAACTTTGATAGCAGAATAAAAGTTTATGATTGGAACTATATTTGTAAACCCGATTGGCAAAACTTTTGCACTAAAACCAACAACAGTAAAGAACAAAAGTTTGCTAAAAAAGGTTTTGCTTTTTTATATGCACTGAAACATATTATCGCAGATAGGTTGATTTGGATAGACAGTGACATAATATTTCATAACAAGTTTGATGGCAGCATCATTGACAATACTTTGAAAAAAGAAAAACTTGTTGGATTATTTGATCACAGTTATTTAGGTGATACTGGCTATAGTGCAGAAAGTGGCTATGTAGTATTCAACAAAAAGCATCCGGAATACAACAACTTTGTTGACAAATACGAAATGTATTATACAATGAATAGTAAGCCAAAACAAATACAAAGATGGTATGATGGACAGGTGTGTATGTTAGCAGCAAGTCATTTTGAAAAATATGTTTTCAATCTGTCTAGCATGAAATACAAAAATGTAGATACTCACACTCCGCTAAATCATTGTCCACTTAACTACTATTTTACACACGACAAAGGCCCTGAAAAAAAGAAATGGTACAATAGAAAATGAAAATGTTACTTACAGGATCGCATGGTTTTATAGGCAGTCATTACTATAAGTTTTTGCAAGAACAGCAAAGACATGTTGTTCCATATGATAAAAAGATTAGAGGCGAAGACTTAGCTGATTCAAATACAACAAAACTCATGCCCGATACTGATGTAATAGTGCATCTAGCTGCAACTAATGGCACACGGTTGTTTTACGATCATCCTACAGATGTGTTAATCAACAACACATTGCCCACTGTAAATCTTATTGAACGCTACAGAAATACCAACACAAAGTTTGTGTTTGCTAGTACTTGTGAAATATTCAACAGCACTATTGACAACGGATACTATCATGTGCCTACAGATGAAGCAGTGCCTATTATGTACAACGATATTACCAATCCTCGTTGGAGTTACAGTATTCCAAAAGCACTAGGAGAGAATCTAGTTGCAAACAGTGGACTTGACTATTTGATTATTCGTTACTTTAATGTGTACGGTCCAGGACAAACTGATCATTTTGTAAACGAGTTTATTGAAAGATGCAAAAACGGATTGTACTATATCAACGGCAATGACACACGCAGTTTTTGTTATGTAAATGATGCTGTTACTATGACAGACATGCTTGTAAATAATGTCAGTAACAAAACCGTAAATGTCGGTAACGACAATGAAATAAGTATTTCAGTAGTTGCAAAAATGATAATGGGTTACATGGGCATTAACCCAGATAGATTAGAAATCTTGCCTGGACTTAAAGGTAGTGCTACTCGTAGATGTCCTGATACTACTCTTGTTCAAACACTAACAGGATTTACAGATTATACGCCTTTGGAAGAAGGATTAAAGAAAACAGTGGAAAGTTTATTATGAAACTAGGAATCATAGGAATGGGTGTTGTGGGCAGTGCAAACAGTGCTGGTTTTACGTTACTACAACATCAAGTTATCACGCACGATATTAAGTTTGATACAGAAATCAAAGATGTATTAGATACAGAAATAGTTTTTGTTTGTGTACCAACACCAAATCTAGAAAATGATTGTGACACAGAAATTGTAGAACAAGTAGTTGACGATTTAAGCAGTCTTGATTATAAAGGAATTGTTTGCATTCGCAGCACAGTTAGTGTTGGATTTACAGAATCTATGATTGCAAGATATGCAGATTTGCGTATCTGTTTTGCTCCAGAGTTTTTACGTGAACGCTGTGCAGCCGACGACTTTATTAACAATCACGAACTATTGGCTGTGGGCACAAACGATCCGTATGTATACAAAAAGATTGTTGAAGCACATGGACACTTGCCAAAAAATACAAAACAACTATCACCTACAGAAGCTGAAATACTTAAATATTATAACAACACGTATGCTGCATTGCGTATTGTTTTTGCAAATATTTTTTACGAAGTTGCAGAGCAGTTTGAATGTGATTACAGTAAAATAAAAGATGCATATGTAACAACAGGTAAGACTAACGATTTGTATTTAGATGTTAATAAACAGTTGCGTGGATACAGTGGCATGTGTTTGCCCAAAGATGTAAAGGCTTTTAACACACTGTTGAAAAACTTGGATTTACCATACAACTTAATCGGTGATATTGATAACGATAATCAACAGTTTACAAAAACAGTGTTTAACGGAATGCGTGATGCTTAGACCAAAAAATGAAGACCTAGCAGGCGAAGCTCTTATATATGAGAGAGCTCAAGGTGTAGTTTATGCACGGTTTAGAGATGAGCCTAAAAAAAGCATTTATCCAGGAAGATGGATCATAGGTGGAGATGCAGAGGGCGTAGCAAAAGCACAAGGATATTTAGGATACGACAGTTGGCGAGAACTATTTGCATTGGCAGATACACATCCTACACTGCGGAAACAACTTGACAAAACACTGGATCTCTATTATATTATAAGAGACGGAGACTAACATGAGAATTATTGCCGGACCGTGTCAGCACGAAAGTTTATCACATAGTTTTGATATTGCTAAAGAATGCAAACGTGTATGTGATTTATTTGATATTGAATATATCTTTAAAGCAAGTTTTGACAAAGCCAATCGCACAAGCATAACAGGCAAACGTGGCATTGGTTTAGAAGATACACTAAAACATTTTGATATAATCAAAAAAAGTTTAGAAATAAAAACACTAACTGATGTGCATGATGTGTCACAAGTGTATCAAATCAAAGACTGGAATAGAATGACCAGCAGTGTTGATGTGCTGCAAATACCTGCGTTTTTGTGCAGACAAACTGATCTAATCAAAGCAGCTTGTGATAGTGGCTGTATTATAAATGTTAAAAAAGGACAGTTCCTAGCACCTTGGGATGTCAAAGGAATACTAAGTAAAACAGCACACTATGGTGCAAAAGAAGTTTGGATAACAGAAAGAGGTACTAGTTTTGGATATAATACTTTGGTCACTGATTTTACTGGCATCCAGTATATGCGTGACAACTTTCCTGTTCCTGTGGTATTTGACGTCACACACTCAGTCCAGAAGCCAGGAGGCCAAGGTGACAGCAGTGGTGGTAATAGGGCTTATGTTCCAGCTCTTGCTAATGCTGCCGCTGGCATGGGTGTTGATAACTTCTTCTTAGAAGTACATCCTGATCCAGATAATGCACCAAGTGATGGGCCTAATATGCTACGCTTGGAAGACTTTGCAGAAACAGTGCGTCAACTATATCACATCAATCAAACTGTACGGAGTTTTCGTTGATACCAGGTGTACTATTTTTAGATGATATTTATAATGAACACTATCCAAGAAATAAAAAAAACTTGGCATTTAGTATAAGTGGTGGTGCAGATTCTGCGTTATTGTTTTATTATACAGCAAAATATATTTTTGAAAATAGTATTAATCAAACAATCTTTCCATTCACTATATTAGAATCTGAGGCACCTTTTCAAGAAATATTTTCAAAAAATATAATACAGTATACAATAGCAAGATATCCGATAAAGTTAGGAAAACACTTAGTACATAACTTTTCAGGAACAGGTTTTGAAAAACTTGATTTTATGAAAAAACAAAAACGTAGACATTACCAAGAAGGTATTGAAGGATTTATAACAGCAATAACTGCAAAACCTCAAGATCATAGTTTTAACAAACTTGCAAAAAAATACGACAAATTAGATGACGATAGGAGCAAAAAACATTCACACGTAATAAATGGTAAACATTTTTCACCTATGAAAAATCATGATAAACGTGATGTTGCAACCGCATACCGTATTCTAGGCATAGAAGATTTATTTGATAAAACAAGAAGTTGTACTACACCAACAACAACATTTGAATCTCATTGTGATAACTGTTGGTGGTGCGAAGAAAGAAAATGGGCATTTGGTAGATTATAGAAAGGCAACAAATGACAACGGCAATACTAATACCTGCACGATATGCAAGCACACGTTTTCCTGGTAAGATGATGACAATACTAAAAGGTGTGCCATTGGTGGAACACGTTTACAACAAGTGTGCTGCTACAGGCCTTGATACTTATGTGCTAACTGATCATCAAGACATTTACAACTATATGGGTGCCAATAGATGTCTCATGACACGTGAGGCAGAAAATGGCACAGAACGCTGTATGCAAGTTATTGACGAAGTGTTACAATATGATAGATATATAAATGTACAAGGCGATATGCCAGATATAACAGAAAGTATTATACGTGCAGTTGAAGGCGAACTACAACGAAGTGATGTAGCAACAGCATATACACCGATGGATTTTAACTTGCGAAATGATCCAAACAGTGTTAAAATGATACACAGCAGAGGTAGAGCACATTGGTTCTTACGTGCAAGTCTCACATACGGTGATCACCACTTGGGTGTGTATGGCTACAACAGAGAAGCCAAAGCAATGTACACTACCAGTAGAAAGTTTGTAGAAGAGGATATTGAAAAACTAGAGCAACTACGTTGGATACAAAACGGTATCAAGATCGGTGTAGTAGAAGTTGAGTTTGACGGTATTGAGATTAACACGCCAGAGGATTTAGAAAAGTGGCAAACAAGGAACTAGACTTATTCAAGGAACTTATTCCAAGCATAGACATGGGCTTCAAAGAGCTGTATGATGCTGCTGGTGAAGATGGTAAGAAAGATATCAAAGGAGACTTGTGGAATCTAAATCGATATATAAGCAGTGTCAAAGGCAGCTATGATAAACAAGCATTGGCTGTGTTTAAAGTTAATGAATACTATAACAAAAACTGGAATGTGTTAGGTGGTACTAATCACATAAAACTTCAATGGCAACTATTATGTGTTGCTGGCAACACAGGAAAAAAAGAATTTCATCCTTGGATTGGACTTAAAAAGAAAAAAGACGACAGCAGCAAAGCAGTAAAGTTATTGTCACAAATATATCCAAATATGAAAATGGACGAGGTCGAAACACTTGCTAGAATATCTACAAAAAAAGAAATCAAAGAACTGGCTAGAGAACACGGTTACGAAAAAGTTGACATCTAAAACACACACTTGCGAGTATTGCAGAAAAAGTTATGTAAAAGAAAGTACTTTACTTGCACATGTATGCGAGCCAAAAAGACGTTGGCTACAAAAAGATGACAAACCTGTACAAATTGGATTTTATGCATTTCAAAGATTTTACAAACTAAGTGCAGGGCATAAGAAAGAAAAAACATATGAAGATTTTGTCAAAAGCAGTTTCTATAATGCTTTTGTTAAGTTTGGAAGTTTTGTTAATAATGTTCGACCTTTATACCCTGACAAGTATATTGATTATGTTGTTACTAGTAATGTAAAACTTGATCATTGGTGTAGAGAAGAAATGTATGAAAAATATGCCATTGAACTTATTCGCAAAGAAGGTGTTGAAACTGCATTAGAGCGCAGTATAAATACCATGGTTAAATGGGCAAAAGAAAAAGACAGTGTATACAATCACTACTTTGCATATGTTAGCACAAACAAACTAGCTTGGGATATCAAAGATGGCAAAATATCTCCATGGCTTGTGCTTAACTGTGAAACAGGAAAAGCAGCACTAAACACTCTAAATGAAGAACAGTTACAAATGATTATGAATATATTAGATCCAAGTCATTGGGCATTGCGTTTTAAAAGACAACCTAGTGATGTTGAACTTGTAAAGTCGGTAGCAAAGGAAGCAAAGCTATGAAAGTATTAATCTTTGGTCTACCAGGTAGTGGCAAAACCACTTTGGCAAAACCATTTGCAGAACTGATTGGAGGTGTGCATTTAAATGCAGACGAAATCCGCGGACATTATGCCGACTGGGACTTTTCATCAGAAGGACGTATGCGTCAAGCAGCACGTATGCGTTATCTAGCGGATGGTGTTGTACGTGCAGGCAAAGTTGCAGTTGCTGACTTTGTATGTCCTACAGAACAAGCACGTATGGAGTTTAACCCCGACTTTACTGTGTGGATGGATACAATCAAAGAAGGTAGATTTGAAGATACAAATAAAATGTTTGTAGAGCCGCCGCATTGCGATTATCACGTAGAAGGCTGGTTTAGCGATACACACGAAGTACTTGTAAAAGTGGTTAAAACTTGGATGGAAAGAAATAATGTTTGATTGGAAAAAGCCTACAGCACAAATGCTAGGTAGGTGGCAACCTTGGCATGATGGACACACAGCACTATTTAAAAAAGCATTGCTTGAAACAGGACAAGTTATTATTATGGTGCGAAGTGTTTTTATGGCAGAAGGTGATGTAAGCGGTGGCCGTACAATGATTCAAGACGATAATCCTTTTGGCTTCGACGATGTTTTTAATAACATAGAACAAGCACTAGATAAAGAAGGCTTTACAAATGGACAAGAATATGTTATTATGCAAGTCCCAAACATTGTAGATATTAGCTATGGTCGTGGCGTTGGGTATACTTTTACTGAGCATGACTTAGGTGAAGAAATACACAACATCAGTGCTACAAAGATCAGAGCACAAATGAGAGAAGAAGGTAAACTTTAATGCCTGATATTGATATCGACTTTGCTGATCGCAGTGTTATCTTATCTAAGATACAACACCGTGTGGCAAAACTTGATACAGGAAAGAAGCACAACACTGGTGTGTATGTAACCGAGTGTCCACACAATCCTGTGGACAATCTTGCTACTATTGATTATAAAACAGCAGAAGATAGAGGTTACTTCAAACTAGACTTTCTTAATGTTAACATCTATAATGATGTTCGAGATGAAGCACACTTACACACACTAATGGAAAGTGAACCACAATGGGACTTACTATTACACAACGATTTCACAGATCTTATCTTTCATATCTCCGGTCACGGAGATATACTCCGCACAACAAAGCCTCAGAGTGTAGAGCAGTTAGCAGCAGTGTTAGCGATGATTCGGCCTGCCAAACGCCATCTTGTCAACGAAACTTGGCAAACGATATTAGAAAATGTGTGGGTCGCACCCACTGACGGAAGTTATTATTTTAAGAAAGCACACGCTATTGCATATGCTGTAAGTGTTGTAGTGCATATGAATCTAGTGTGTGAACAACTTAGCGAGGCTTCTTAACAAGTTGAACACTTTTACGTTTTACTCTTTTTATACTTAGATTATTAATATTTACACAAGGACCAATAACTAACTTTACAGTTTTACTATTTAAAGTAGTCATACTATAAGATAACGGTTCTATTTCTTTTTTTAAAAAAATGTTTATAGGAATCATTCTATTAGATTCCCACCACCATATTTCTCCAAGATCAATAAGTAGTTTTTTATGATCATCAGTCTTTAATGCTGTATAAACATACATTGTTGTAACATATTGATCTTGATTTGTTATAATACCTACGTACTCATTGCCGCCGTATGCAACTACACTAATATATGGATATTGTTGTTCTATTTCTTTTAATAACATGCCGATAAATACTTATATAAAAAAAGGTTCCTGTATGCTTATACCTAGATATTTAGTCGATAACAAAATAGATATTCTTTTAAATGATACAGGATTCCTTGTGGAGTATAGACCAGTGTATAGTAGACAAATTAAAATGTATAGAGGTATTGATAACAAGTTTCAGTTTAGAATGCTAAACAGTGATCAAAAGCCCGTTACAATCACCGACACACCTGTGATTGTTATTTTTGACGAAAGCAACAGTAAGATTATTGAAAAAGAATGTACAGTAACAGATGACGGTTCTACTACATCTACAAAAGGTTTATTTAATGTTACTGTAACTGAAAATGATTTACTTAATGTTAGACAGCAATATCTACATTATAACATCTATTTAAAATCAACATCAGGAAATACACTTACATATGCAGATAGAAACTTTGGTAGTGCAGGCACTATATTTGTTGATGGGCATGCCTATGCAGGACCAAAAGCTAGTATAGAAGTTACAAACTTTTATCAAGAAAGCGATTATTGGGTAGCTGGCTCTGATACTACAGATAGTATTACAGCAGATCCAGGATTAAACGGAAACGAAGCACTACATACAGTTGCAGTTTACACAAACTCTTATGTAGGCAATATTGAAATACAAGCTACATTAGATAACCAAATCACTACAGATAACAACTGGACAACTGTATCTACTTTAACTTTTACAGGTTCAGAAACAGAACCAGTACCGGCTAACTTTAACGGAGTTTACAACTTCTTACGTTTTAAGCTAAGTGCCGACCCAGACGAAAAAGTTACAAAAATATTAATAAGAAACTAAGGTAAATACGTTATGGCATCTACAAGCGAAACAATGTTATCAAATCAAACGCACCCAGGAGACAGTAGTACTCAAACGGTAGAAGGCAATGCGTTTAAAGGCGACGGTTATTACAGTAGAACTGACGGGTTTCATACTGTGCAATATAATGTGACTGGGTTTATTGGTAGCATTAATATACAAGCAAGTCTATCTACTAATCCAACAGCAACTGATTGGTTTACCTTATCTTCAGCCGAACTAGTAAGTTCAAACGACAGCAGTGCCTATAACACTGGATCTTTTTTATACAACTTTACAGGTAACTATGTATGGTTGAGAGCTGTTGTTGAGTACACAGACGGAACAGTCAATAGCATATCACTTAACCATTGACAATCTAAATATACGATGCTAATATACTTGTATGAGCATCGTATCTGATCTTTTGAATGTATATCTACCTGCAAAGCGCAAAACTACCCCTAGTGGGTGGACCAGTTTCAATGCGCCTTGTTGTGTTCACAATAATGAAAATGCAGATACAAGAGGCAGAGGCGGTGTGATTTATGAAGGCGAAGTTATCAGTTATCACTGTTTTAACTGCGGCTTCAAAGCAAGTTGGCAACCAGGACGTAATCTCAGTTATAAGTTCAAAAAACTTTTGGAGTGGTTAAACACTCCTGACAGTGATATTACAAAACTTGCACTAGATGTAATGCGTGAAAACGAAGGTGTAGAAGTTCAAAAATATTCTGTTGAACTGCCTGAGTTTGCTACAACACAACTACCAGAAGGTGCAGAGCCATTGTCTAAACACATGTGGGCAGAGGCTGGTCATTTAGATGAAAGAATCACACGTTGCTTTCAATATATGTTAGAACGTGATTTAAGTATCGAGGACATAGATTATCACTGGTCGCCAACACTTGCTTATAGAGATAGACTTATTATACCTTTCTACTACGAGGGGCGTATAGTTGGATATACAGCCCGTACAGTAGGGGATAACAAAGTAAAGTATCTAACTGACTCACAGCCGGGTTATGTGTTTAACTTGGATGCACAAAGACCGCACAAGGTATTTTGTATAGTATGCGAAGGACCTATTGATGCACTACATGTTGAAGGCTGTGCACTTACTGGAAGTGATATAAATGATGCACAAGCACTGCTACTCAACAAACTTAACAAAGACATTTATGTTGTACCTGATAGAGACAAGGCAGGTAGTAAACTTGTAGAGCAGGCTATCGATAGAGGTTGGCATGTTAGCATGCCAGAGTGGGATCAGGATATCAATGACATAGGTGATGCTGTAGCTAAGTACGGTAGACTGTATACATTATACAGCATAGCAAGTGCTGCGGAAAGCAGCCCATTAAAAATTAGATTGAGAGCAAAGAAATGGTTTGGTTAAAAAATATCATATTATGGCCTTATAGAAAAATCAAAGAAGAGCTTACATTTAGAAAACGCATGAAAGAGTTACGGAAAAAGGATCCGTTTATCTACAAATGAAAAGAATCAAAGGCTTCCAAGAACGTATTGTGTATGTAGATGGCGACACTGCAAAGTGCAGTGGTGATAATAATGACCATCCTCTTACATACTATAAAGTTCCACATGATGGCTATGTAGTGTGTGGTTACTGTGATATTAAGTTTTATAGGAAAGAAAATGAGTGAGTTTACAAAATCATATCAAGCACTAAAAGGTACACTGTTACGCACTATGGTATACACAATAGGACACTTTCTTATTGCTGCAATGTGTGTGATGTATTTTACAGGTGCACCTTTTTACATTGCACTTACAGATGCTGTAGTAGAACCTTTGCTAAATGCTGTATGGTTTTTTGTACTGGATAGGTTATGGATATCAAAAAATACATAATGAGTACAAAATTGTTTTGGAGACTGTACTTCTGGTGGGGCATAAGACAAGCCCGCAAGCGTAGATTAGCATGGGAAGCAGAACTAGCAAAGCGTCCTGCAATGGACAACGATGAGTATTGGGAGAAAGTGCACAATGATAGAAATCGTGATTTATAATATCTTGTTTTGGGCAGTATACTATCAAGTATGCAAGTTGCCAGAACGCCTTGTACAGGCGGCTATTGACGCAGCATGATTACTTGGGGTATAAGTGCTAACAGTCACGATGCTGCATTAGCGGTGTTTACAGATGACGGATTAGAGTTTGCAAGTCACAGTGAACGCTTCAGTGGCGTAAAAAACGATGCACATTTAAATGATAAATTAATAGAGTATGCAAAACAATGGGGAGAACCTGATGAAGTTATTTGGTATGAAAGACCCTTTATCAAAACTCTTAGACAACTTAGAGCAGGCCAAGGACTTCGGTTGGGTGAAAACAATATTCGTAAGTATCTTGGATCTTATGGGATACATGCTCCTATTAGGTATACTGATCATCATCTTGCCCATGCTGCTGCCGGCTTTTATACTAGTGATTTTACAGAAGCCAGCGTTATTGTTTGCGACAGCATTGGAGAATTTGATACACTCACTATCTGGAATGCGGACGAAGAAAAAGGGCTCAGGAGAATATATTCACAACAATACCCACACTCCGTGGGCCTATGGTACTCGGCAATCACGCAAAGAATAGGTCTTAAGCCACAAGAGGACGAATATATCCTCATGGGTATGGCTGCATATGGTGACCCTCACAGATTATTCAACGATATCCTCACTGACTTTTTCTATTTGCCGCCAGAAGACAACCTATTAAACACATTCAACGACAAGCCCTGTATCAAGTTAAAACACAATCTGCATAGGGGGTGCACGTGGTGGCGACCCGATCTTACCACCGAACAAGACTACTTTGACATTGCTGCTGCCACCCAGGCAGTTTATCAGTATATACTCAAGATAATCAGCAACTGGACCAAGTGGCAAGGTACGAGTTCTAATCTCGTGTTCATGGGAGGGTGTGCACTAAATTGTTCGGCCAACGGACTACTTACTAGTGATTGGGACAACGTACACATAATGCCTAACCCGGGAGATGCAGGGTCTAGTATAGGTGCTGTATTAGCCCATAAAAAACAGTTTATGCCCATGCAGCATATGTACACAGGGTATAACATTGAAGGAGATTATCCAGTTGAAGAAGCATTACAAGAACTACTTACTACTGGTATTGTTGGTGTGGCCAACGGTAGGGCAGAATTCGGGCCCAGAGCTTTTGGACACCGCTCCTTACTTGCAGACCCCCGAGGCACAGACATCAAAGACCGAGTCAATGAAATCAAGCGCAGACAAAAGTTTAGACCGTTTGCTCCAGCCGTACTTGAAGAGCACGCCTCCACTTATTTCTCCGGACCCACAGGACCCTTTATGCAATACACTTCAACTTGCACGGATCCTGGACTACCTGCAATCATCCACGGGGACGGCACCTCTAGGGTACAGACAGTTTCTGCAGATCAAAGCGTGGGCTTTAGAAAACTGTTAGAGCGTTGGTACGAAGAAACAGGCTGCCCTATACTGTTAAACACCAGTTTAAATATCAAAGGAAAACCGATAGTTAATACAGTAGAAGATGCACAGGCATTTGAACAGCATTATGGAGTAAAAGTATGTACGGCTGCTGTAAAAACGTAATACCCGAAAAACACACAGATTATATTAGTGTTGACACGCATACATATTGTGTTACAATACACTACTGTAAGAACTGTGGTAGTCTAAAGACAACAACAAACGTAAGGCACGTAAGAGATGGCAACAAGACAGAACACTGATTATGGATATGATATCCAAAAAGTATATTTAGAAATGTTTATGACAGATGCTGAGAGCTTTGTACGCTGTCAGGGTGTGTTTGATCCAAATACATTTGATAGACGTTTAGCAGATCCAGCAAAGTTTATTAAGGATTATGTGGAAGAACACAATGCACTTCCAACGTTTGATATGGTCAATGCTGCTACTAACAGTGACTTGAAAGATCCAGGACAACTGCAAGAGAATCACTATGACTGGTTGTTGCAGGACTTTGAAACATTCAGCAAACACAAAGCACTAGAGGCAGCTATCTTAAAGAGTGCCGACTTGTTGGAAAGCGGGCAATATGGTGCATGTGAGGACTTGGTTAAGAACGCTGTACAGATTGGTTTGCAAAAAGACTTGGGTACAGACTACTTTGCAGATCCAAGAGCACGACTAGAAGGAATCAAAGACAAAAACGGACAAGTAAGCACAGGTTGGCCGGCACTGGATAAGAAACTGTTTGGAGGATTCAATAGAGGCGAACTAAACATCTTTGCAGGTGGTAGTGGATCTGGTAAGAGTTTGTTCTTGGCTAACTTGGGTGTGAACTGGTGTTTGCTGGGTATGAATGTATTGTATCTAACATTCGAACTTAGTGAAGCATTGGTTAGTATGCGTGTAGATTCAATGACAACTGATATTGCAAGTCGTGATATTTTTAAAAGCATCGA